CGTTTATAATGTTCCTCGGCTACAATCTGTTCTGCTGGCTCAATACCGAAAGCGACCCAATAACTACACCTGGTCTTGGCGTGTATGTCTTGGTGTCGGCGCGTCATGTTCTTTGCTAGGCGCGCTAATCCGGTATCTAAGGTTGGGTCTGTCAATGGTATCGCGTCTCCTGCACTCCTAGCTAGAGTGGCGTAAAATTCCTGCCATATTGGAATTCCGCCAGTGAGACTCAGTCCACCTATAGAGACTGCTGCGAACCATCGTCGTGCTGTTGTGGGATTGTCTAAGGGTTTCAAACTTAGACAATCCTTGCTAATCGCTGTCCGGGGATCTCGGACCATTACATAACCATCTGGCGTCCAGATTGGTTGTGACTGACAAAACACTATTTTTTCCAAGTCGTACACTGTGTTTTCAACTTTCATCGTAAAACCCATTTCCTTAAACCACACGTTAAGCCCAGTGGTAAACTTGGTGATGTCGCGCTGATCCAATATTACCACACAATCGTCACCATCATTTGCCAAACGCACGCGGACTTTTCTGTCCACTGCATAAGCGTGCACCATACTACTCATAGCTAAGCAATTACCAAGCGAGGTGTCCATCTCGCCACTTGCTTTACAATCTTGAGTTGTATATGTTGCTACACCATTGCATGTTCGTGCGAACGCTCTGATGGTTTCTTGACTCTTGAGTAGTCGTTTCAGGACCTTGTCACCGGGGAAATAATGACTATAAACCCGGTGGGTATACCGCGTGACATCCAGACTAAAGTGCTGGTCAAAGCGAGAAGCATCGAGACCAATAGCACAGGGTTTGTTGAAGGACTCCCAATGTCCTGATAAGTGTTTCCCGCGTTGCTCAGCGTTGAGACCTTTGAAAATGGTCTTCGCACCGAACAACTTATTTATATGGGTGTACACCTGTTTTTCGATTTTTGAAATGTATACTCCGATTGACACGTTGTGCCGCGGTGATCGTGGTTGTATCAATCGCGGTACCGGCACCTTCACGCCCTTCCTTCTGTGGTCACCAAATATCATCTTTTCCGCCTTAACGAACGATGAAATATAGGAATCACTAGGTTGTATGGGCTTGGTTCGTAGAGATTCGAATGCATTTTTGTAAACAGTAAGCTTCGGAGGCTGGTACCGAGCAAGGAATTCCTGCTCTGTCAACGGCGTGTTCCACTTAGCTAATTTACGGAAGTGCTTTTCTTGCTCCTTGAGCCTGACGTTAATGGTGTTCGGTAGTGGTCTGGGCGGACTCACGAATTGGTTGTTAATCTTGACAAAAAACACCCTCTCCTTGATCGCCTTTTCCAACGCCAAAATGTCGTCTTCGTACACTGCATACCTTACGGGATTCGACAACCCGTTCAGGTAATACGTTTTCCTACTCTTCAACCGATGCCCCTCTACTCTTACCCGTAAACCTCGTACATTTGGAGCTACACTTTTAGTGCAACGTACGCCGGGTATTAGTACAGGGCACCATCAGGCCCGTGCATATGCACGGGCCCTACTGGTACGCCACACTGTCCATCCGAAGAATGTCCAGTATTTGTTGTCTCGCGCGTCGTATCTGTCCACCACATGCCTAGTAGATGCATATTCTATAGCAAACAATTCATCGCGAGTAACAGCAAAAGCAGCTTCGACAGCTAGGTCCAATTGCTTAGCAATATGAGCCACGCGCATCCCATGCGACACCATCTTGTCCTTTATGAAGCGCCGCACAACTAGTCGGTCAGCCTCCGTGTGTCCACGCAGGTTGAACTCTATCTTGGCGGCGCACACCACCGTAACAAAGAATGAATATGGTCGAATTCTTGGTTGGTATGGCGGTGGCTGGCCAATAGGTTGGGGTGCATTGTGCACTGCTATGTCGTATCGGCGTTGAGCCTCTGCGTTGTCGAGGTCAAATTCAGCCTCGTCTACTCCCTCAATCACATCTGACAAATACCGAGCAAATGACTCGGCATCTTGGCTAACGGAAGGTTTTCCTGTAGCCCATTCACTTATCAGTCCAAGCCGGTATCTAAAGATACCAATAGGGTTAGGGGGGGATACCCGCCCGATCCTGACTACGTCACTGAACGTTACTGGTCTGCTCAAGGGGCCCGGAGTGGTCATTAAGCGCTATACTATTGCGTTG